TCTAAGTTCATTTAGCCAACCCTTTACTAGCCAACGCAAGCCGGCAAGTATTCCAATTAATGTTGTGGTAATTCCAGCAGCAAAGCCAGCCCACTCAGGGGCTGTCATTACTCTTTGCTACCTAAGCCAAATGCCTGATCGTCAGGATTAATCGCACGCAATAAAGGTGCTGCAAAAGCAACTAAAAATGCCTTCCAAATGTCATCAAATGAACCTGAAGGATTTGTTACGTAAACTGTTGCTAAACAAACAAATGCGCTGCGTGCGTATGAGTTGATTATTGCAAGTGTTTTCTTATTCATTGCTACCCCCTAGTAGTGGTATGTTGAAAAACTCTGAATTGTTATCTTGATCTTTTCTAAATGAAATGTGTATGTGGTGGTCATGGCGGTTATAGCCTCGATAGCGTCGCCATTTATAGTTAAGCACCGGCGAAGCAATTTGACCTAAATGAATTACATACAGAATACGTCCGTTATGTTTGGCGTATTGTCGTAACTGATCTGCCAAATATGCTGAAGTTCTTTTGTCGTCAGAAATGCGAGCGTCAACGTCGATTGCACGTACCACCCCTGTTTTTGCGTCGGGTATGTGATCGCTTTTGCCTCTTTGTTGATGCAACAAATCAGCAATCCATCCATCAGATTTACGTATGCGATCAGCGAAGGCGTCGTCAATCTGTTCCCTTAACTGTGCGGCTGCCTTTGATAACCAAGGTTTCATTACAAACCTAGTGCTTGTAAATCCTCAACAGTCAAACCAAGGGCTGCAAGTTTTGCCTGTGCTGCTGCTTTGGCTTGTGCTTTTGCATTATCTTGCTCAACCTTCCAAGCATCATATTTAGCAAAACCATCTGTATATTGTTTTTTAGTAATTGGATCACATTCAATAAATTCAATTCCTTCATAAGTATCACCATTTTGGACATAACCACCATTAGGAATTAGATATTGCAACACTTCATAATGTTTAGCCATTTTATGCACCTATTTCTAATAAAACCATTGATGAAGGCAGGTCGCCTCTTTGAAATATAACTTGACCGCTTTGAGCAGTTGTGCCAGCCCGACCTTGAGTTTTGTAAGTAGTTGCAGATGTTGTTGCCGGTGAATCTAAATAAGCAATATTATTCATTGTTCCTATTTTAGCGGTATTTCCAGCAGAATCTACTTCCAAATATTGTGCATCATCTGTTATTGCTAAAACTGAAGTTGAATCCCTCATTAATCTATAACCACTAGAAACTGCATATATTGCTCTTGAACTAAATACATTTTGACTTACTAAAACTAAAATTTTACTTGTGGCTGAAGTTGGTGTTATTGATAAACTTAAACCAGTATCGCTCATGGTTGTCGATGCAATTACTGTGTTAGTTGAATAAGTTGTTCCAACTACCTGCAATACTTTTCCACCACCAGCAGCGGCAGCCCATTTTAGTCCTGTTGCTTGCGCGCTATCAGCAGTTAATAAATATCCATTAGTTCCAGCCGCTAATCTACTAAAAGTATCTGCACCTGTTCCAACAACTAAATCACCTTTAGCGTCAATTGCGGTTGCCATTGAGTTAGTAATTGTGACTGTGCCTGAAGTACCACCACCGCTAATGCCAGTTCCAGCGGTTACCCCTTCAATGTCACCTGTTGCGCCTGAAGCAACCCAAGCAGCCCCGTCGTAATACCAAAGTCCGTTTGTATCTTTCGTAAAAGCAAACTGTCCTTCAGCGGGTGCGGTGATTGCTGCGTCTCGAGCAGCGGCACTTGCAAATACCATAACTCCCTGCATTAAATATCCGTTGACGTCTGCCGCTGAAAGCACGTCGCCTGTATTAAAGGTCTTAAATCCTAATCCTGCTGCCATGTGTGTATCTCCTTAGTGCCTAATTATATCCTAGTATGACAAAATATCCTCACCAATTATCCCATAATATGCGCTCGAAAGTATCATCCCATCAACTATCGGCTCTAGGGTGGTGAGAACAGTATTCCAAGAACTCGCAGTTATATCGTGAGCGATTCCTTGGATTTGTAAATTTTTGGTAATAGTCGAACCATCCGGTTGAATATTGGTTATTAATACATTGTCAAAATAATCAAAGTCTAAAATAGTTGCTGTTGGTACGTTAGGGTCAAATAAGTCAAGGGTCATCTCGTCAATACGGATGGTGGTCGTTGATCTCGTCGCAACATAAATCTTAGCAATATTTGAAGCCTCTGCGTCTGTATTAATAATTAGATCAGGAACTGAAATTGAGTGAGGGAAGTAAGTTGCAATTGAATCGGCATCTATGGCAGTTTGAGCCACCCCGCCTGATCTTGTCATGGTTGCTGAGTTAATAATTAATTTGTCATCAAAGGCAAATTTCAAGTTTTTGTAAGGTATGCCACCAGTTTGATTGAATAAAGTTGGGGCATCTCCTGCACTTGATATAACAGAACTTCTATTTTTGAAAATAATATTGCCTTCAGGTGATACAAATAATGCGCCTTGCTCGCTGAACTCTGCGTTTTGCATGGCATTAAGGGAAGTTCTTAAGTTTGCAGGGTCGGCAATTGTTAAACTATCACCTGTCTCAACGCTTCGCATTGTTGTTGGGAAAGAAACAGTATCCAAAATTTTATCAATTCTAGTGCCAGTATCTTGACCTGCCGCTTGTCCAGTAACAGTTACTACTGAAGCCAAGTTAAATAATCTAAAAGCGTCACTTGCTGATATATCTACATAAGCCATATTCTCAGCCTGATCGTATGAGTAAACATATGACGTGGTATAACCGCTAAACAAATAATAAGTTGTTGCGCCAACTGCGGCTGAAATTCTTAACTTTCTAAGAGGTTCTAATTGACCAAAATAAGGAGAACTAGGATTTTGAGGATTAAAGTCTGAGTTGGGGTCATAAATTCTGACAATACAAGTGCCAGCCTCGTAGATATCTCGAGCAACGTTTCGTCCACGCCTGATACTTATTCTGCGAGTTCGGTCAGTTAAATTTACAACTAATGCAGGTGCAGTTGAATCGGATAAAATGTTTGTGCCTAAAATTCCGTTTGATGGGTCATCAAGCGTAAAAGGTATTCCAAAAGTTGCGCCCGACGAAAAATTTAAGGAAACGTCTAAGGTTGCCGGTAATGTCATGGCTGAAATGCGCCAAGCAATCTACCGACGGCACTTGGTGAACCTGAAAGATTAGAGTTTAATAATCCGTTTCTTATCTGATCTACCAAATCAGCGTCTGAAACTACATTACCTGCGTTGTTAATAGTTATGTTAAAGGAAGGTACTTTAACTCCTACGTCACCCATTACGCCGGTTATTGATTGATACTCAGTAGTTGCTTGAGGTGCATTAGCAAGAATTGATGCCGCATTTTGTGAAGTAATGTTTACTCTCGTATTGCCCTCAACTGGCAGCGGCTTCATTTGTAATAGGCGATACATTTCAATCATCTTGGCAAGCAAGTTATCAATCTCAGTTCCCCAACCCTTAAACGGATTGAGTGCCATTGGAATCTTTGAAATGGCTGTTGCAAGATCGGTGGTCTGCAATTGAGCAATAGCCAATTGTTTCCCAAGTCTTTCAGCCTCTGAAGCGTTGCCTTGAAGTAGTGCCAATTGTAAGTTTAATCTTAGTTTTTCTTGCTCAGTAACTTTGCCCTGCAAGGCTGCAAAGATTTCAATTTGAGCAGTATCAAACATGCTTCCAAATTGCTTAATCTTGGCTTGATCTTTTGCCAGTTGTTGTTGAGCCTTAACCAATGCTTGTTCTTTTTTAATTGCTGCTAATCTGTCTTTAGCCGCTTTAGCAGCCTGATCTTGCTGTTTCTTTTGTTCTGCTCTCAAAGCCTCATAATTAAAATTAGAACTCATTGGGTCAAACGGCTTATCAAAGTTCATTTTGTAGGCAAAAGTACTGCCTGACTTATCGCTTAACAGTTCACTAACTGGAGTGTTTAGGAATTGCAGGTTGCCTTTAATAAACTTGCTGACATAACCCATAGCCGTAACGGACTTTTTAGCCACGCTTTCCATAAGTGAACCGGTCTTTTGAGCATTGATATTTAAGTCCTCAAAGGCATTAACTAATCCTTCGCCAATGATTTCTTTAACGACGTCCATGCTGGCTGCAAGAATAGCCATTTGTCCAGCATAACCGGCAGCCGAAGCCTCGCCTTGTCCTTTGAATTGTTTATTAATCTCGCCTTGAACTTCGGCAAAACCTTTACCTTTAAGTGAGGCGGTGCTGTAACCAATGTTCAATCCAACTAATGCTCTATTGTTTCCTAAATAAGATTTACTTAAAGCGTCAACGGCAACGCCAAGATCAATTCCTGCGCCAGCAGATAAATCTAAGGCAGTTAAAAGAATGTCTTGAGATAATTTCGCATCTAAAGTAGTTGAAACCAATTGTTGCATTGCTGGACGAAGTTCGTCATCTAGAATACCGCGAGTTTTTTGAATCCTCTGAATGAAGGCTTCAGTTCCAATTGCCTCAAAAGACATGCCAAGATTTCCTAAAGTTAAGGCTAAAGACTTGGCTGATTTTTCCTCTTGAGCAAAAGCCTGAATTGAGGACTTGGCAAACTTGGCAAGTTGATTAACACCGAAGGCAACGCCAAATGCACCGGCTAACTTATTTGCACTCTTGCTTAATTTAGTAAGAGAGTTTTGCGCTTGTCTTGCACCTTTATCCTTATAGGTAGAGGTTATCGCAATATCTATGGGTGAGAAACTGACCATTATGCCGCCCTGTCAAATGATTTATATTGTGCCTTGGAAACTCTTTGTTGCCATCTAGTCTTAGCCTTTTCAATGGCTTTCATAACTGCGTCTTGGACTTTGCCATGATCGTCATAAAATGCCTTATAGAGTAAGCGACCTTCACGCTTTCTACCTCTACCAATGCTAACTAATTTTTGTTGGTTGTTTAATGCCGTTACAAATTGGTAGCCAGCAAGAGGGTTGTTGCTTGCATATTGACCAGTCTTACGT